AACTTCAACTCTGCGGAAATATCAATAGGTTGATTACAAGTAGGGCACTCTTCCTTAATTGATTCTAATTTTTTTAAAGTTCGCGTTGCACCCGTAGCGACTGCCTGCCAATTACCTAACTCGATTTGTAACCGTTCAGATGATTGTGAAGCTGTTATAGGAGAAGCTTGTATTGCTCCTATATCTATACCTTGTAGCATCGACTTGTATGTATTATTTGCTGATATTTTTTTATTTATTTCCGAGATATTTTCAAGCTCTATCATTAAAGAACGCAATGTTTTCTCATCTTCAGATGTATCAATATCTAAATCTAACATAGGTAGTATATTGGTATCACTCAATTTATTATCTTGAAGCCATTTCTCTATAGTTGCTAACTTAGAAGTTATGCCTGTAGTATGTAAAGTAACGCTCTTTGAAGCATCTTTAAATATTTCAAACAACTCAACGTATCTCTCTAGGTGTAATAGGTCTATAAGAAACTTCTTTCGGTTAGCATCAGTAGCAGTGAGAAACTGCAAACTTGCATTAGTATTTTGATATACTAGCTGAGAGAAGGTTTTAAAGTCAACCCCTATTACTTCTTGAATACTTTTATATGTATTAGTCGCAGTATGACTAGAGATATCTTCTCCATTCTTCTGAAACTTTACTTTAATACTTGACTTGCGTTGAATTATAACGTCATACCTATCATCATCTTTTGTGAAAGTCAATGAGATATTATAACCATCATTTACATAACGATTTGGTATGTCGGCTTTCTTGATACCCTTAGAGTTCTTATTAAACAAAGCCTCTTCAATGATTAACGGTATAGAAGATTTTCCCATACCGTTAGTACCAATGATCTGTGTCACTGTATTATCATCAAGCTGTAACTTATTACCAGAACCGTAGCTAAAACAGTTATCCCATGTCAGAGTTTGTAACGTAATCATTATAAGTCCCTAGTATGTCTGGTATTTTATCTTCTGAAATCTCTAAAATATAGGATAGATACTCTACTAATTCTTCCTCAAGAGTCATATCTTTGTCTATAATTAGAGCCGCTTCTGACTTTCGTATTACTACTTTCTTATCCAGTAAGTCAGTATTCTTAATCCCTGCTAGATCTTGTATGTCACCTTGTATCTCATATATAGTATGATCAAAATCAGTGGCTACCATATCTGCTGGGTCTGATACTGTCTTGCGTATAAGCTGTGGAAGTTTAAACTCTTCCCACATCCAACTCCAATCTCCTTCGTTAATCAATAGATACCCGGTCTTTACCTTTGCTCTATGAAATGAAGTAGTCATTGGACTACCTGGATATACGATGTTGCGTTGTGTATTACTATGTGCGTGTAAGTCTCCTGCAAATACTACAGGGAAATCTGCTAGTAAGTCTAGGTTTATCTCAGGTTTAACATGGGGAGGTATCTCGCCACGAACATGAGTAAATAAAGGCATTCTAGTATCAAAATGGTCTATGCTTCCCTTACGATGTAAGTCTGCATAGGGCAGTATGCCGTACCCTAAATCTTCATCAATATATGATATATCTACTATATTAATCAGAGGGTTTATATCTCTAGAAACCTGCTTTAACTGAGTAAAGAATGTCTTATTCTTCTTAGTCGCTTCATGGTTTCCATCATATATAATGGTTGGAATCCCTACTTTCCGAATAAACGAAAAGTAGAGTTCCAGCTCTTCCATGTTAGGAAGACGATCAAATAGATCGCCTCCTATTATATGCATACTACATTGCTTTTCTAACTCGTAAACTTGTTCAAAGAACATCTGATAACGGTTGAGTGCCCACTTGACTGGGACGTTCTTCTGTCCCAGCTTTAAGTGCCAGTCTGCCGTATATAAGATCATCCTACACTGAACTCAGCTTCTAGTGTTTCGTCATCGTTATCTTGTCCAGCGTTACGAACACGATCAAGAAGTTCTTTCTGTGCATCAGCAGTTGGGCGAGGCATAACTTCATCCATAGACTTGATATCAGAAATAAGTTCTAACTCTGCTTCTGTAAGAGCACGTACTTTACACTTCAATGCTTGTAGTTGATACTCAACATTGTAAGGTAATGGACCGGTCTTGACTCGTTTGAAACAAACGTCCCAACCAGTATCGCTATCGGTAGGATCACCAAGATCTTCAGCAGCAGTAATTGTCTGCTCCCATAGCTTCTTCTTTAGGTTCGCTACTTTCAGCTTACCATCGTTAGGGTCGATAACTTGACAAGCATAGCTCCAACCACATTTAAGGTCAGGGTAGTACTCTCTAACCCAGTCTTGTTCTTTATTAGTAAAACGTTCGGCATTACGGTCAAAAGAAAGACATTCTAAAGGAATGTTCTTGCCGTTTTCGCCTTCAATCCAGTAGACGTACCGAGCAAGGATGTCACCTACGATGCGCATCTTGTTGTCGCCGTCTTTGTATTGAAATGTATTGATTGATGATTTTTGGGCAGAGCCCTTTTGTTGATTAAATGAAATTGCCATTAGTGTATATTCTCCGGTGTGACTTCTTCATATAGAAAATGAATATCTCCACCTTCTATTCTCAGTAGCCTATTGTCTGTGATTGATTCTAAATCTACGGGTAAATGTATTAGATCTAGTGTGATTTTTCGTGATACCATATAGTCTGGTAGGCTTCTTATCGAAGCTAACGCATAGTATATGGATATATCACGAGTTGAGTACTTATAGGAATGGTATAGAAGGACATCAGGATGCAGCAAGAAGCTGTGTCCAGAAAAGTCCATCCGAGAAAATTTATAGATACGGTCGTACTTATTCTTAGGGGTCTGCTTATAAATAAGCATTTCCATAATCATATTACACCGAGAGACGTTACCCTCTGCCGAATCGTACACCTTCTGCCAGTCAAATAAGAACATTATTATACTCTAAAATTAGATAATTGTCAAGAACTTTTTTTTCAAAGGTATTTCATGTGCCAACCCTGCTTCATATAGAATCCAACCCTATTGGAGGCTTGCTTTCTCGCAGTGTTGCCCTTTAGGTGTATGTCTATAATAACTGGATCAATCTTACCTTCTTTCTTTCTTATAACCCTTCCCACAAGCTGAGTGAGTAAAGGCTCATTATTTACAGGAGTTCCCAGTATTAAACAACTTAGTGTATCTACTGATATACCTTCAGAGAAAATAGCCTGGGTTCCGTACAATACGTTCTTATTGCCCGTAAGTATCTCCTCTACTAGCACCTCTCTCTGTTCATGAGATACTTCTCCTGTAACACATACCGCCCTATCTCCAGTAAGTTCTGCACAAGCTTTTAGAAAGGCTACTCGGTCACTTACTACTAAGACCTTGTGCCCTTTTGCAGCGTAGGCTGCCGCTAGCATTGATACTGTATGACGGTATTCTTCATCGTTTGATAACTTAGTAACTCTATTTGCCCACGGTATCTTAGCTCCATCCATGAAACGAATCTCAGAATTAATTAAGTGTACACTAGGAGTCATGTAATTCTCCTTTGGTGGTTGGAACAGAGTATTACCAAAGTAATCTCTAAATACTACATGCTTTCCATCTTTTCTTTCTATTGTACCTGACAAGCCTATCTTGTAACGACAATGATTTGTATCAAGTATTTTAGAAAAGGTCGGACTACTAACATGATGCATTTCGTCTAGTATGATAGTGCCAAACTCTTTACGAATCTTTTCTAGATTTCGGTATAGAGTCTGTGTATTCCCTATCACGATAGGAGCATCAAGTTCAAAGCGCCCACTACCTATGATGCCAGGTTCAAAACCATAGACTTTTTTTACTTCCTTTGCCCATTGATTACGAAGAGGGACAGTGTGGGTAACAACAAGTGTTTTCTGACCTAACTTACCAGCTATTGCAAGACCTGTAAAAGTCTTACCCCAACTGACCCAAGCATTAATTATAGCGTTGTCTTCGATCTCATCGTACACCTTCTTCTGACTATCACGGAGTTCAAACATAAACTCGGGGAAGTCCTCGGGCTTCTTTAAACGCTTATCAACTATATCGTAATTAGACGGTATTAAATCTATGCGCCCTACAGGTAAGGAAATCAAACCTGTGCGAATAAGTCCCATGTTCTTAATCATTTGAGGTGGATCAAGTGGGTTGTGCGTAGGAATCGCATATGTTAGTTCTCTATCGATCTCACGTTGGAGTTCGGGAGTACAGTCCATATAGATTCTATTACTTATCACTGCTTTAGGCATATTATACTTTTCTTTTACTGTCTTTAAGTTTAGTTTCAGAGTATTCGTACAGCATCCATGGCAACCCTTCGAGGTGCAGTATACCTGCCCAATCATATCCAGAACTGGGAGGGCGTGGAACTGTGAAGTATGTTCGATGTCCTTTTATACTAAGGAGAGACGCACTCTCTTTAGTTATAACTTTCTGTATCTTCAGGTACTTTAAATGTAAGAACCTAGTTTTTTCATATATAAAAGGTACTCCATTACTATCTATAAAATACTTAGTACTTTGTTTGAGTATTCCATTATGAGATGTTACTGCTTTCTTCAAAGGATATAAATCAGGGTGAGGTGTCTGTATTCTACGAATACCTAACGTAGCTCCTGGCTGATTCCTATCGTCTACACACTTACCTTCTAGAAATAATAGACCATCTACTCTCTCCCAGTTCTCTGTGTATATTAGATATACTGGGAATGAAAGTTTATGTAATGTTTTATACGTTATCACCATACATTTTCTCGAACTTACCACCTGAGTAGTCTTCGTGTATAATCTCAAAGTCACAACCTACTGGTACTCCTGAGATAGATACACCTCGATCTAATTGAACATATTTAGTAAGCTGTGCCATGTACTCATCAATTTCATCGTTCGGTACTTCTGCGAGAATGGAATCGTGTACTAGAGCAAAGATTCTAGCCTTTTTATTGTTGGCCTTAATCCAACTGCCCATATCTATTGCTCCTAAAAGATTAATATCAGAAGCAGCAGACTGCACCAAAAAGTTAAGACCAGACCTAATGCTATGGCTCTGGATGCCTTTGTCTGTCGATGCGACATTTGGTAATCTCCTCTTTCTACCGAAGTAGCTGTATATAAACCCATTCTGTCTAATGAATTTCTTGTTATCTTCAATCCACTCTTTTAACTTGTGGAACTCTTCAAAGTAGTCGTCAATAACCTCTTGAGCATCGTTTCTGCTAAAAGGTTTACCACTATCTTTTGTTACTTGTTCACTGATCTTGTTAGCACCAGCACCATACATAATACCGAAGGTTACAGCTTTAGCTGCTTGTCTCTGCATACTATATAGACTTGCTACTTCACTAGCATCGCAGGGCAACTTAAATACTTTCTTAGCAATCTGTGAGTGGAAGTTACCACCCGCACGGAATACTTCCATCAATGCTACATCTTTTGCCAATACAGCTGCAACATAAACTTCTGCTGTTGTTAAATCCATTGCAACAATCTTGTGTCCTGGAGCTGCTTTAATACAGCCTTTAACTATAGGGTTGTCCCTAGGAAGCTGTTGCATATTAAGTTTACCAGAAGAGCTGAGCCGCCCACTAGTTGTGCTATGTAGGTTAAAGCCCGTGCGTAGTCTACTATCTTGATCCAACTGCGGTATGATCTTGTCCAAATAAGTATTCTTAATTTTAGATTTTTGTCTAATGGCAAGGATAAGTTGGGGGACGTCGGACTGTGTTGCCAGCTCCGCAAGAACTTCAGCGTCTGTTGAATTTGCTCCTGTGCCAGTCTTCTTTCCAGTAGGAGTGAGGCCGATAAAGTCAAACAAAAGACTACGAAGCTGAACAGTGCTATTAGGATTGAAATCTTTTCCATTTATTTTCTCAAATTTATCAATGGCAGGATGTTTATACAACTCAGCTACTGCTTCGTCTATTTGATCTTGCATC